CTGAACGATTGGTTTTCCAGTACGCTGAGCTCCAGACTCGATAACAAGGCGACAGGTATAATTGTCGTCGTGATGCAGCGCGTGCATCTGCACGACCTTACCGGCCACCTGCTTGAGAAGTCGGCTGCATGGGCTCATCTGAGCTTGGCAGCGATTGCCGAGATCGACGAGGAGATCGCCATCGGCGACGGCAAGGTCTATAGACGGCGCGCAGGCGAAGCTCTCCATCCGGAGCGCGAACCTTTATCGGTTTTGGAAAACTTGCGGCGGGAACTGGGACCGGACTTCTTCTCGGCACAATACCAACAGTCGCCGGTACCGCCTGGCGGCGCCATGATTCGAAGGGAGTGGCTCCACTATTATGACGAGCTGCCGAAGCTTCCGTACTGCACAAGCACAATCCAGTCGTGGGACACCGCTGCGAAGGACGGCGCCCAGAACAGCTGGTCAGTCTGCACCACGTGGAAAGTGGTGGACGATATCTATTATTTGATCGGCCTCACCCGTGGGCGTTTCGAATATCCAACGCTGAAGGCCACAGCGATCGCACTGGCGCAAAAATACGAGCCGCAATGGGTGCTGATCGAGGACGCCTCTACAGGGATTGCACTCGCGCAGGAACTCAGCTGCATTTATTTCGGCGGAGTCACCGAGCTCGTTCCGGTCGAGCGCGACAAAATCGGCCGCGTCTACATTAATCAAGGAAAGTTTGCAAGCGGCAAGGTGCGGCTCCCCAGCCGCGCACCTTTTCGCTCGATTGTTGAAGCTGAATTACTGACTTTCCCCCAAGGCAAAACCGACGATATCGTTGACAGCATCACGCAGGCGCTTTCCTGCGATACAAACTACGACCTTACCGGCAAATGGATTGGCTAGGGCGGCGGCGCAATAGATTTTCGTTGTTGCACGACTCATTCGTACCAAAAAACCCATTTGCTCCTGATGATTATCCGACTTTATGTTGTCCCCCAAGTTTAGCGCGTCCAAAGCTTGCACTGGCGGCTTGTCGAACTTGCCTCGTAAGCAAAATATCGGCCGCCTGACGTGGCGTGCATTTTTCCCCGCGACCGAGCTCCACGAAAGCGAATAAGGGCAACTGAAATCAAAAAACTATTGCTGATAAGGTCATGCGAACGGCCGCACTAGCTGCAAGATTGAGGGTGGGCGGGTATACCTCGTGTAGGACGCCGCGTGACTCGAGGATCTGCGCAGTAAGAATCTTGCGTTTGCTAGCGGCCGCGATGATGATCACGGATTTCAATATCGCGGGCATCGAGCTGGATGTCTCACCGCCAGCATTCATTCCGTCGCCGCTTAATCTCACGCGCTTTCACGTCGGGCTGCGCTTCCGCGCGCCAGCGCCCCGTCACGCAATCCGCCTACCGGCAATGTGTTCAGCCGTGTCTGCGCCGCACTGGCCAGGATCAATGCGACCATATGTCCGCATTCAAAGTTAAGAGGCATGCGGAAAGGACTGGCAATCGGCGGCGATTGGAGCGGTACTGTCGTCAGTTCTTGGTGCCTTCCAGCGCTCTGAGATCCTGCCCCACCGGCTTCAGCGCCGAGGTGGGGATTCGGTGGTGCGGCGGCAGACTGCCGCCAGGAGGATCTCAATGTCGAAACCAGCGAAGAAGCGAACACGCAAAGGGGCGACGCCAGCGATTGCCGCTGCCAGAGCCGAGCAACATCATCAAAGCGATCGCAAGGACAAGCTTGGGAATGCGCAGTCAAAGCAATCTCGCGTCATTGCGATGCTTCGATCACCGCCAGGCGCCACAATCGACGCGATGATGAAGGTTACGGGCTGGCAGCAACACTCGGTGCGCGGATTTCTGTCCGCCGTGGTGCGCAAGCGCCTCAAGCTGAAGCTCAGCTCGGAGAAGGTAGACGGCAACCGGGTCTATCAGATCAAAAGCGGCGACGGTGGCAAGCCCGCTGTTCGCGCAGCTCAGCCACCCGCTTGAGCCCAATGCCAGGGGTAACGATCGGTCCTGCGCTGCCGACCCGCAAAACACTTGACCTCGAGATCGCGCGGTTGCGCGATCTCGACGTTGGCAAGCTTCGCAGCCGTTGGCATACGGTTTTCGGGAGGTCCCCACCCGCTCACCTTCCGCGTCATTTTCTGTTTCGCATCCTGGCTTATCGGCTGCAGGCTGAGCATTACGGCGACCTTGATGCCGACAGCCGGCGGCTGCTCGATCATTCCGAAACGCCGGAGAAAGCTGCGCGACGTGCCTTGGATTCAAGCCGTCGTGCCTCAGAGCTTCGGCCCGGCACCATCCTGGCTCGCGAGTGGAACGGTCGGATGCACCGGGTGACGGTACTTGCCGACGGTTTTGCCTGGAGCGGCAAGACCTATCCGAGTCTCTCGAAAGTCGCGTTCGCCATCACCGGCAGCCGCTGGAATGGACCGCGGTTCTTCGGCCTGCGACATAAGCAAACGAAAATCTCCTCAACGTGAAGACCGCAGGGGCAAAGCCGGTCCGCTGCGCGATCTATACCCGCAAGTCGACCGACCAGGGGCTGGAGCAGGACTTCAACTCGCTGGACGCCCAGTATGACGCCTCGCTAGCCTACATCCGCAGCCAAGCCCACGCGGGCTGGACGCCGATACGAACCAAATACGACGACGGCGGCTTCTCTGGCGGCAATACCGACCGCCCTGCCCTGCTACGGTTATTGGCGGACGTAAGTGCGGGCAAGATCGATGTGATCGTCGTCTATAAAGTCGACCGCCTGACTCGGTCGTTGGCGGACTTTGCCAAACTGGTCGAACTCTTTGACAAGCACAATGTGTCGTTCGTGTCGGTGACGCAACAGTTCAATACCACCACCTCGATGGGCCGCCTGACGCTGAACGTGCTGCTGTCGTTCGCCCAATTCGAGCGTGAGGTCACCTCCGAGCGCATCAGGGACAAGATCTCAGCGTCAAAACGCAAAGGGCTCTGGGTCGGCGGCATGGCCCCGCTCGGTTATGACACCAAAGATCGCAAGATCACGGTCAACGAGGCCGAGGCTGAGTGGGTCCGAACTATTTTCCGCACATATCTCGAGCTTGGCAGCCTCAAACTGGTTATGGCCGAGCTGCGCAAGCGAGGCTTTGTCACTAAGATCCGCACCCTAAGATCAGGTGAAAAAGTCGGGGGCATTCCATTCACACGCGGCCCACTTGCCCACCTGCTGCGCAATCGCTTCTATATCGGCGAGGTCTGCTTCAAGGGTGAGGTGCTCAAAGGGGAACAAACGCCGATTCTTGACAAGGACTTGTTCGATGCGGTTCAGGCCAAGCTGACGCAGCAAGCGAACGATCACAAGACCAGGCGAACCAGTTCTGAGGCACTCCTCGCCGGCCGCTTCTTCGATGATCGCGGTAATCGGATGAGCCCGAGCCATGCCCGCAAGGGTGGCATCAAGTACCGATATTATATTTCCTCCTCCCTGCTTCAAGGTGCAGGCGACCGAGCTGGATCAGTTAGTCGCGTGCCGGCAGCGGAAACCGAAGCGACGGTAGTCAAGTCAGTTCGGGAGCATCTCAATCTTCTACCCTCGATGGATGGTCGGAGTCTCGTCAATGCCTTCGTGAGGCGCGTCGAGATCCAGCGAGAACGGCTGGTTATCCAACTGACCGACGGATCGAGCAACGATTCCCGCGAGGGCGGCGGCAGCAGCGTCCTCCACGTGCCGTGGCAAAAGACACCCTCAACTCGGCGTCACGAGGTGATTTTGCCCGAGGGCAGTACGTCACAAACTGTTCGTCCGATACGTTCAGAAACCCGCGCGACATTGATCGCGTCAATCGCGCGGGGACGCCGTTGGCTCGATGAACTCGTCAGGGACGCAGCAGCAAGCACGGAAAGCATCGCGAAGCGAGAGGCTTGCAGCGTTCGCAAGGTGAATATGATGATCTCGCTCGCCTTCCTGGCGCCCGATCTCGTCAAAGCTGCCATCGACGGCCGGCTTCCTCGCGGCATAGGCGTAGCGCGCCTCGTCGACTTGCCCAGCGAATGGTCCCGTCAGTTTGAGATGCTTGGCCTTACTGCATATTAGCTTTCGGTTTTGCTGCCATTACTATGACCAGCTAGCTCGCAGGACTCGAACTGCGTAACCAACGAGTCAAGTCGGTCCAAGCTCGGCTTTAGGCACGGTTAAGCTCGCGGACCTTTGGGGCGAAGTGACGCTGCACTTTGTGCCGATCGTCGGACCACGCGCCCGACCTGGGCATGGGGCACCAGACTACTCTGGGGGTCAGGAGTTCGAATCTCTTCGGGCGCGCCATTATAATCAAAGACTTACCAGAAACATACCAGTTAAAACCTTCCCAGAAAATGCGCTTGGGAAGGTAGCGGGAAGATCAAGAAACCCACACCATACCGCGCGCTGCCTTGGCCGTACGTTCTTTCGTCGTCCGTATTATGCTGACGCGGCGCCGCAACCAGGGTGGCCTCGACGATCTCACCCGACATGGCGATGTAACCAAACTAGCGTGCCATTCGCTGCCTCAGAAAGA